TAAATACAGTTATTTTTTCTCTCTCGGCGTTCTCGATACACTGTACGGAATTTCCGAAAACATAGATGAAATCAAAAAGCAAAAAGAAGTTATTGTTTTCGAGGGAGCAAAATCGGTAATGCTGGCTCACCAGTGGGGTATCAAAAACACCTGCGCACTACTCACAAGTCATTTAAATCCACAACAGCTCAACTTTCTTATAAAACTGGGCGTCCGTGTGGTTTTTGCACTGGACGAGGATATTGACATACGTCAAGATACAAACATTAAAAAGCTCAAACGTTATGTAACAGTCGAGTGGGTGCGTAACAAAGATAACCTTTTGGGCGAAAAAATGTCACCTGTGGACGCAGGTTACGATATCTGGAAAAATCTTTACGATAGGAGGCAAAAACTTAATTGAACAATACATACATCCCCTATCATCTTCACACCGATTACAGTTTGCTGGACAGCTGTACAAAGTTCAGCGAATATGTAGATTTAGCAATAAATAACGGCAGTAAAGCAATAGCATCAACAGAGCACGGCAAGCCTTTAGGCTGGGTTTCCAAAAAGATGCTATGCGATAAAATGGGCATCAAATTTATACACGGTGTAGAGATTTATCTCACCGAACAGCTTGAACCAAAGGTAAGAGATAATTACCACACCGTACTGCTTGCCAAAAATCTTGACGGTGTTATGGAACTGAACAAACTGGTCAGCAAATCCTGTGACAGCGAACATTTCTATTACACCAACAGAATAAGTTTTGACGAGTTTTTATCAATATCAGACAATATTATTTCAACCAGCGCCTGCCTCGCCTCGCCTCTCAACAAACTGGATGACGAGCATCCAAGATATACCGAGCTTGCAGAAAAGTACACATTCTTCGAGGTTCAGCCGCACTTTCATCCAGAGCAGATAGCTTTCAATAAACGTCTGTACAAGCTTTCTCAAAAACTTAACACGCCGCTTATAGTCGGCACCGATACCCATTCTTCTTCAGAATACAAAGCCGAGTGCCGTTCAATTCTCTTAAAAGCCAAAAACAAGGCGTATGGCGATGAAGATGCTTTCGATTTGTCTTTCAAAACAAGACAGCAACTGGAAGATATGTTCAGTCTGCAGGGCGCGCTCCCCAAAGATGTATATATGCAGGCTTTGGATAATACAAACCTGTTGGACGAAATGTGTGAGAATTTTACTCTCGACACATCCATCAAATACCCTATTCTCTACGGAAGCCGAGAAAAAGATTCCGAGATTTTCATCAAAACAATCAATAAAAAATTCCAGGACAAACTGGATAACGGTGTTATTCCACAAAGTCAAAAAGAAGATTTTACACAGGCAATCGCAGAAGAGCTCAGGGTTTTTCAAAAGCTGCAGATGGATGGTTTTATGCTTTCAATGTCAGAGCTTATATCCTGGTGTAAAGAACAGGGTATGGCAATAGGTACTGCAAGGGGGTCTGTAGGCGGCTCAAGAATAGCATACGTCACAGATATTATCGACCTTAACCCAGAGACGTGGCACACGGTTTTTTCACGATTCTGCAACGAAGACCGTAAGGAAATCGGCGATATAGATATAGACTGTGTAGAATCAGACAGACCTGCAATCTTTAAATATATTGTACAAAGGTTTGGTCAGGACTTTACAGCACGTGTAGCTTCTTTCGGCACACTGCAGGCTCGTGGAGTAATCGACGAGGTAGGCAGGGCGCTTGCAAAATACTGGGAAGAAAACAACGGCAATACAGGTACAAATCCATACAATCTTGCAAGGATAGAAAAAATCAAAAAAGAATACGATGCCGACAGCGAAAAGGCAAAGGCAAAATATTCCGAAATTTTCTACTATATGGAGGGTCTGCTTGACACCAAGGTGTCCCAGTCAGTACATCCTGCAGGTATGGTTATCAGCCCTGTATCCTTAAGTGAAAACTATGGGGTTTTCGAAAAGGACGACGATTTATGTCTTATGATGGATATGGACGAAGCTCACGAAGTAGGTGTTGCAAAATACGACTTCCTTGTGCTCAAGACAGTACAGGTTATCCGTGATACCTGTAATTATATCGGCATTCCCTACCCTAAATCACACGAAATTAACTGGAAAGACGAGGCAGTGTGGAACGATATTCTGAGAGCCCCAGGCGCAATCTTTCAGTTCGAAAGCCCGTTTGCATTTGACTGCTTAAAAAAATACAAACCACAAAATCTGTTCGATATGTCTTTGGTGACAGCCTGTATAAGACCGTCAGGTACATCTTATCGTGACGATTTACTGGCAAGAAAGCCAAATCACAATCCGTCAACCATTATTGATGAATTGTTAAAGGACAATAACGGATATCTTGTATATCAGGAAGATGTTATTAAATTCTTACAGCAGATATGCGGTCTTTCAGGCAGCAGCGCCGACAATATACGCCGAGCAATAGGCCGCAAAGACCGAGAGCGTCTCGACAACGCAATGCCTCAGATTTTATCAGGTTACTGCTCAAAATCAGATAAACCTCAGCAGGAAGCCGAAGAAGAAGCCAAGATATTTCTTCAGATTCTCGAAGACAGTGCTTCCTATATGTTTGGGTACAATCATTCCATAGCATACTGTATGCTTGGGTATCTGTGTGCATATTTCAGATATTATTATCCTGTGGAGTTTATAACATCGTTTTTAAACAACGCAGCAAATGACAGTGATATATCAACAGGCACTACCCTTGCCAAAAAGTACGATATTAAAATAACTCTTCCAAAGTTCGGGTATTCTGCAAGTGATTACACATTCAATAAAGACGAAAGAGTAATAGCAAAAGGCGTAAGCAGTATCAAACATATCAGCACAGGCATCGCAAACGAGCTTTACAATATGTCCAAGACACAACAGTACGATTATTTTATTGATGTACTGACAAATGCAAGAACTTACACATCAGCCGACACAAGACAATTGGATGTGCTTATTAAAACTGATTACTTTTCAATGTTCGGCAATCAGCGTGAGCTGTTAAAAATCTGTGACATATTCGAAATGTTTAAGCGTGGAAAATCAAAAGAAATCAAAAAAGAACTTGTAGACGATTTGCCGATAGCTCCAATTGTCCAAAAATACTCAAACGGAAAAACAAAAGCAGGCAAAGACGCAAAAAGCTACACCATTCTCGATATCACATCCATAATGCACGAATGCGAGAATTTAATAAAATCTGCAAATCTGCCGGATTTATCCGATGTTACAAAGGTGAGAAATTTCGCAGATATTATGGGGTATGCCGGATACACATCCGGCAATGAAAACGACAGGCGTAAACTGTATATCAAAGAAATCTATCCCGTATATCGCAAAAAAGACAATGCGCAGTTTGGCTACAGCGTGCTCACACAGTCAATCGGAAGCGGCAAAGAAAGCAGGTTTACAGTATTCAACAAAATATATAATACATTCCCTATAAAAAAGGGAGATATAATTTTCTGCAAAAAATACACAAAAGACGGTCAGTATTATACACTTACCGACTACTCATTATTATCTGAATAAAATAGTTAATAAAGGAGGCGGTTAAAATAGAGCTAACAACAAACGAAATAGCATCTATAGCAGGCCATTATACCGGCGAAGGTATAAAAAGTACCTGTAAAATTATACTCGATATAGTAAACTCAGTAGCTCTGGAAAAACAGCAAAGATTGGAAATTATAAAGCATTTCTGCGAAACGCAATTAACATAAGTTTTATTTTTTTAACACATCAACTAAATTAAACAATTTACTGAAAGAGAGGTCTTACCCTTTGAACAAAGACTGGACAGGCAATAAAAAATCAACCTTCACTACTTTGGGTGCAAGCAACCATACAGAGCATAACAGAGCTGCAAACGATTATTATGCCACCGACCCTATAGCTGCAGACCTTATCTGCTCTGTGGAAAATTTCGACGGTGGAATATGGGAAAATTGTTGCGGAGAAGGACATCTATCAAAACGCTTCGAGGAACTTGGTTATAAAGTGGTCAGCACAGATCTTATAGACCGAGGGTTCGGTACAGGAAATATTGATTTTTTCAAATGCAACAGCTCACTTGCGCCAAACATCGTTACTAACCCGCCATACAAATATTCGCAGCAATGGGTAGAACATTCTCTTAAACTTCTTCCAACTGGTGGCAAACTTGCGTTATTTTTGCCTATTACATTTCTCGAAAGCGAAAAAAGACGCCGTATGTTCAAAAAATACCCTCCAAAAACTGTCTATGTGTGTTCAAACAGGGTTTTATGTGGTATAAACGGCAATTTTAACCTTACTGACAATGATGGAAATACAGTCATGGACAAAGACGGCAACCCAAAAAGAATGGCAAGCGCTAAGTGCTATGCCTGGTTTGTATGGGTAAAGGACGATTATGATAACTTTCCGCAAATCAAATGGATTAATTAAGGAGGTCTTATGAAAATCATCTGTATTTCAGGCAAGGCGCAGCACGGCAAAGATACCGTCGCCAATATGCTGTGCCAGACAATGAACGAACAGGGTCTCAATACCCGTATTGTTCACTACGGCGACCTTTTAAAATACATCTGTACACAGTTTTTCGGATGGAACGGCAAAAAAGACGAATATGGTCGCTGGCTCCTGCAGACAATCGGCACGGATAATATACGCAAAAAGAACCCAGACTTTTGGGTTAATTTTCTCTGTGACATAGCAGGTTTTTTCAAAGATGAATGGGATTGGTGGCTGGTTTCAGACTGTCGTTTTCCAAACGAAATCGAACGCTTTAAACAGGCAGGTTTTGATACATTTCATCTGCGTGTAGAAAGAGATAGTTTCAGCTCATCGCTTACAGAAGAACAAAAAAATCACATTTCCGAAACCGCTTTGGATAAATCAAAACCGGATATTCTCATTAAAAATGACGGAGATTTGGAAACATTGCGCTCCAAAGTGTTCGATATATTCAAACAGTTAAATTCTTAAAGGGGGTATTAAATGGACGTAAAAGATGTAACAGCAAAAGACTGGCTCGGCGCTGATAATCAGCTCGGCACAGATATTCTCACAAGAAAATATCTCAAAAACGAAACCTTCAGTCAGTTTATTGACAGGATTTCAAACGGCAACAAAGATTTAAAACGTATTATTCTCCAAAAAAAATATCTGCACGGTGGCAGAACATTAAGTAATTATAACACAAATAATGGCGCATCTACCTCCAACTGCTATTCAAGCGGATATTGCCCTGATGACACAGCAGGTATTCTGGAGCTCAATAAAAATATCGGCCTTACATATAAAGCACAGGGCGGACAGGGTTTGTCGCTCAGTAAAATCCGTCCAAAGGGCTGCAAAATCAGCAAAGGCGGATACGAAACCGACGGCATTATCCCATTTATGCAGATGTTTGATACCACTACAGCAAGCATTTCTCAGGGCGGCAGCCGTAAAGGTGCGTTGATGATGAGCCTTGACTGCTGGCACAAGGAAATCAAAGATTTTATTACCATCAAAACAGACACAAATCTTATCACAAAGGCAAATCTGTCTGTAGAGATTGATAACGAGTTTATGCAGGCCGTCTGGAGATATTATTACTACGGCACAGAAACTG